ATTATCATCTCCATTTCGTATAGGGGGAATAGAAGGAGGGAGGACTCCCTATCAGATTTACACCTTCTCTATTCATTACTCCGACAAAACCCTATTCTGTCTGAGGTCGGTTGGGATTATATTATCCGCTTTACCCCTCAAAGAGTTCCTTCGCTAATTGCAGGGATTCCTGTCCACTTTATTTTACCACCTGTATTTTCCATAATAGTAAAAGTCTGCCCTACATTTGTAGCATTTGTCTTGGATTTCTTAACTTGTCCTTCTAACTTAAATGTTTTACCTCTTTCTTCTCTACTACATTCAATGTGTTGAAATAATTTAGCCGTTGTTGATTTCTCCCAATCAGGTTTTAAACCAACAATATCAAATCCATCATGCACTTCTTTCATATGTGTAATGAAAAACTTATGGCATCTTAATTGACAAGCGGCTTTAAACAACCTTTTGTATTCTTCTGTTCTTGCATACCATTGAGTCGGCACCATCTTAACTTTATCTGCTGCTCTTGGGTCTTTACCTTTGATATGATTTAACCTTGCAATCATATTAGTAGTATCTAACCACGAATCTAAACCATCAAAAATAATTGCTTTAACTGCCTCAATTTCAACAATCTCTTCACCATCTTCAATTTGTCCTGTTTCAATTCCTTCATTAACCATAGCGATAAAGTATCTTGCCATATCCGCAGTAGCCATATAATCAACAGTCATATCTTCATTGTAAATAAAAGGATTGAATATTACAATCTTCTCATCATTAGCCCAATGTTGTCGCCAAGTTGGTTCTGCACCTTCGTCAAAATCTAAGATAAACAACCAATGTGTTTTTCTTTCTTCTTCTGTTCTACAATCAAGAGCAATACCTGTCTTTCCTGTTCCCGGATTTCCACTAATACCACAAATCATAAACGCTGATTCCTGTTCTAATAGTATTCTTCTTTGATTCATGGCTCTAAGTTTTGCTCGTTTAAAAGCACTTAACCCTTCATCTTCTTTCGCATTTTTTAATACCGTTCCTGCGGCCTGTCCATTCTTATTTCCTATTCCCATATCATTCACTTCCTATCATTTCTTTATATTGTTCTTTTAATTCTCTAAATTGTGCTTCAAATAATTGCCTTGTATACATTTTACCACTTTTAAGATGTATTCTAACAGAATACAATTCGGTAATGTTTTCATCATCATCTTTTACTTTCCACTCAATTGCTTCTACTTCGTTTAAGTCTAAACTTAATTGATTCATTCTTACATATCTAATTTTAATCACCCTTCGGTATAGGCTTCGCACCTATATGAGTATCATTCTATCGCCAATACTTACACGATATATTGATTAAACTAACTAATCACCAATAATTAAGTGAGTCATCCTCATTAGTTTTTGATTCTGTTGGCGCACCAAGAGCAACTCTTGGAAGTATTCCAAAGATATTCATTGAAACTGGATTCCATTCATCCTCTAATTGGTTTCCATCACTATCTCGCTTTAATGTTTGATTAGTTCTTCCAATAATAATAACATCAGAACCTACACCAAAGTCAATATCCACACTTGAAGGAATCCAACAAGGTGTTGATTCAGGAACATCATCATCTTCAAATCCATAAGAAGCATCTGCTGGTTCAATCCATAAAACACGATTACCTGTCTTCTCATTAACTGTTAGATTCATACTACTAACAATACCATCAGTAATACATAACTTCATTCCCGGATTTGACATAATGGTAGAATGATAATCTTCTATTTCCATTAAATCTGCAATCCATTCACCCATACAATCCACAAGTAAATCTTCCATAGAAGGAAGGTTGCCTACAAACAAATCATCATCATCATTTAGGTTATCATTGTATTGTAATGAAGCAAGAGTTCTTCCCTTAATTCCATAACAAGCATTTCTGTCATCATTAAACAAAGCGTTTAGATGAACCCAACGGAAGTTCTCAATATCCCATTCCTTAGCAGCAATATTCTTCAAGCCTAAAGTCCAATATTGAAACTCTCCACCTTCTTTCTTAGCAATTAGATGTACTCTTCTTCTAAACTCTTCGGCAGGTAAAGGCTTTCCATAGCGAGGGTTAGAATCTCCACTTTGAAACTCCTTGATATTATCAATAGGAACAATCCACTTATTCTCATCAATCTCCATAGAAGAATTAGGTAATTGAGGTATAACCTTTGTATTAACTTCACCGTTAATTAATTGGCTTTTCTCATATCCTGCTTCAGTTAATGTCACTTCAGCACATCTTTCTTCATTGAATACTGTATTAGAATTACTTGTGTAATCACTCATCAGATTCTTTCTTTTCCATTCTTGAACATCTCTTGCCGGTTCACTACCAACAACATAACCATAAGCATCATTACCAAAACTACTTCTTCCTGAAGACTTGTTTCCCTTAAGAGAACCTCTTGCAAAATTACGGGTAAGAGTTAAAGCAATCATACATTGTCGCTCATTCTCTAAATCTAATCCGTTTGCTGTTGCAATCTCATTATACTTTGTCACCATTTCTTCTTCTGTTTTTCCTAACTTATTAGCCAATCCATTCAATTCTTTTTCTATTCTTTCATTCATTTTTTTTCACCTTTTTTTTTGTCAATTAAAACTGCGCCACAAACCATGACACAGCGATTTTGGGAGTCATTGACTTTCCTCTCCACTCTAATTCTCCAATGTGATTTAGGCACTTAAACATAGTGCTTCTATCAATTTCCATATCTAATACACAGTGATGGAGATTACTACATATTTCTTTTACAGAACGACCACTTAAAATTTCTTTCAGTAGTAATTCGTTTGCTTCATAATTTTTATTCAAAAATAAGTAATCCAGAAGCGTTGTATAATTTTTCATAAATATTTTGGTCTTTTCGCTTAGTGTGCTTTCACTAAAAGCGCAGGCTTGTAGTTCATTAATAGCCCTTCGCATATCACCGTTAATTGATTCGCAGTATAGCATCAATTCTTCATCACCCACTTCATAATTTTCGGTCTTTACAATATCAGTCAAAACCCTATACATAGAATCAGCACTTAAAGGTTGAAACCAATAATTTGCACAACGACTTCTAATAGCATAATCTACATCTTGTGCTTCATTACAAGTAATTACAAATCTAACACTAATCGCTCTCTCCATAGTTCTTTTTAATGCTCTTTGAGAATCCTTAGTCATCCCATCTATTTCATCTAAGAAACAAATCTTAAAGGGCACATCATCTGTTCCTTTGGTATTAGCAAAATTAGTGATAGTATCTCTAATAGTATCTAACCTTCTATCTTGACTTGCATTTATCTCAATGAAGTTAAGCGATTTACTTTCGCCTAATATCTCATTTGCTAAAGCGTGACCTGCTGTTGTTTTACCATTTCCCGGATTTCCATATATTAATACATTAGGCATTTCCTTAATTTCTATCCATGATGTAGCATCTTTAATAAAATTCTCTTGACCTATTATATCACTCACTCTTTTCGGTCTGTACTTTTCTGTCCAATTCATTTTCAATCTCTCCATTCCTTATTTTATTTATAGCATCCGAAGGGTCTTTAGCCATAACTTCAACTGTTATTCTCATACCATTATCGGTATATGTTACTATATGTAATATTTCTTCTAACAAATCCGTTTCTGGTGTATTAGGATATTTAGTGCGACCTGTAAACCAAAGTTTCATAATATCACAGCACCTATCATAATCACAGTCGCTATATTTACAATAGTTACAACAACTAAAGTTCTATTGCCCCTTTCAATATTATGATTTAATATCTCTAGTAATTCATTCGTCTTTTCCATCATCTATATCAATCCCGTTTCTTTTTAATTCCCACCTTACTAATCTTTCAATCAGTTTCTGATAAAGTTTAGTTATCATTCTCTTCCATCTCCCTTTCACATTCTTTACAATGTATTACACCTTTCATACTCGGTCTATGTTTAAGAGGTCTAACACATTTTATTTTTAATTCATCACTATTACATTCTTTACAGTTATCATGGTTAATGAAGCCTGTACCATCGCAAGTATCGCAAAGGTTTATTTTTACATATGTTCCACTATGCCTATTTGTTGCTTTCTCAACCTTCTTATATTGTTTATTACTACTAATGTAAGAAGACACTTTACCCTTAGTGGGCACAAATGTATAAGTAATCTTTCTATCTGAATTATCAATATACTCAAGAATCTTTTCTATAATCTGTTTAGAAGTTCTTGTTTCTCCATCATTCATAGCCCTATCAATAAACCTTTCAGCGTATGTTTTATTACGCTTTCGTTTTTTACCATTAATCCAATTTCGTCTAACCATTATATTCACCCTTTACTACTACTAATGCTTCATTAGGAGTCATCCCACACTCATAAAAATCTCGCCATATTTTCCAAGTGGCAAGACCTCTTTCTTCTTTAGATAATTCTGCTATCCATACTGTTAGCGGAACACCATGCCCTTTAATTAATTTCTTAACCATTAATAATCACCCAATTTTGTATTTAATAATCTTATTGTTTTCTTTCTTGGTTTTGTTAAACCTAATATTTTACATTCATCCTTATCTAATACAGATATTGCCCAATTCTTATAAGCATCATCTTCTAATAATAATTTAACTAAATAAGCATCCTTTCTCTTTAACCCTAATTTATTACAAATTTTAGGGATGGGGGAATAAGCATTTCTTTTAGGAAACTCCACCCTACCCTTATGATTCCCTTCATAAGAATAAGATAAAATCTCATAAAAGTAATCAATGTGCCACCTTCTCATAATATCATCTGCCCTTGCAATACAATTTATATTAACATTAGGTTGAACCCAACTCAATAATTGTAAATCCGCAGGTCTGTTATACTTAATCAATTCAACAACTTCCTTTCTATTACTATTTTTTAGATACTGCATATTAATATCATATATAGACATTTCATATTTCATGATAGAATTACAAT